TTCAGGTCCTGATAACGACTACATTGAACGTATAGTAGCTGCAGCTTTAGCAGTAACCCCGTTAAGTAGTTAATGCAAGATTATACTTTTCACTTTGAAATAAAAGACCTGCTTACGCAATTTTTACAGGCGTTTGACGGAGCCATAGTGAAGAGATATAACGATGAAAGAGTTGCGCAAAGTACTGTAGGGGTTAGGTATGTTTATTCCCCGAAGCAGAGAGTGTTGTTTGATTTAGTAGATAAAGCACAGCATATAACTTTACCGTGTGTAGCTTTTAATATTACTAATATTTCTAGAGATCCAAATAGAGTTTTTAATAAACTAGAAGGTCAATATTATAATGATGTAGCTAGTGATACTAAGAGTAGGCACGTCTTACAACCGGTACCAATAAACATATCAATAGCAGTAAGCATAATGGCTCGGTATCAAACTGATATGGATCAAATTTTAAGTAATTTTGTACCATATAGTGATCCATATTTTATTATTTCCTGGACTAGAGAGGGATTACCTTATAAAGAAATAAGAACTGAAGTTTTATGGTCTGGTAATTTAGCTCTAACTTATCCTACAGATCTTAATAATAACCAACCCGCGCGGGTAACATGCGACACAGGGTTTATTATAAAAGGATGGTTATTCAAAGCGGATAGTAGTTCTGTTGGTCGTATATTTAAAATTGATAATAATTTTTATACAGTTAATGAAGTACCTAACTCTCAAACTGCCGTTAATACCTTTAATGAAATAGTTAAAGCTCTTTCAGCTACAGATTATATTGAAACCGCTACTGTTTCAGCACGTCCATTTTTAGCGTATAGTGATCGATGGCTAGCAAATACCGCAGTATCAGGTACAGCTAATATGTACGGTAATATGTTTGACTATACCACAGCAGTGTACGTCAGCGGGGCATCCGGTATGTTTACAGGTAATACTGTACTATCTGCCTACAGTACGGTTCCCTCTCTATCCGCACTTTACCCAACCCTTACTGGTTTAAAAGAAATTACCAATTATACTATATTAAACAATAACAGTATTAGCATTACGTATCCTGCTCCAAGTTCTACCGGTTACTTTGATATTATAGTAGCAAATCCAGCTGGTTATGGTATACTCTCAAAAGATTCTTATTTACAGTATGCAACAACTCAACTACCTTATGCAAATAAAGGTATACAGGTATTGCCTAGTTAATATAACTTTAACATATAAATATAAATAATGGCTGGCCAACAACAAAACTATTTTGCAAAAGCTTTCAATAGCTTTGTATCTAAGTTACCTTATAGTGGTAACGCAACAGTTATTGATAATATACAGGAAATAAATCCCAAGTTCCAGACATTCTATAACGTAGGCCAGTCTGCCCAGGAAAGAATGTTAAGACAGTCTGTTTCGGTTGTACAAGATCCAAATAATCCTACTTCTAATTTAAACGGGGTTATTATTGATAAAGGTTATCATGATTATCTATACGCGTTAATAGATACAGATAAGGTAAAAAGATTAGCAGATTATCGAGTAATGGCTTCTTATGCAGAAATAAGCCACGCGCTAGACGAAATTTGTGATGAAATGCTTGTAAAGAACGATAAAGGTAGTTATGTAAATTTTGAAGTGGCAGAAAAGTATGATGATGTAATTAAAAAAGAACTAGCTAAAAATTTTAATCATATCATGGAACTTGTCAACCTTGAAAATAAAGGCTGGGAGTATTGCAGATCATTAATGATTGACGCTGAAGTATATTTTGAAAATGTCATTAACGAAAATCAAAAAGATAAAGGTATTATAGGCTTAGTGCAGATACCTACGGAACATATTAATCCTATTTTTGATAATGTTCAAAATATGATAATTAAAGGGTACGTTTTACGTAAACCAGTACCTAAAGGGGATGTACAAAAAGGATCGACACCGAGCGGTATTAATCGTGGCCCTGCAGGTGGCCCAATTAAAGATAGTATGGAAATAATTCCTCTTGAAAAGCATCAAGTAACATATTTTCACTCCCATACTTGGAACGAAAATAAAACTATTCGCTTACCTTATCTAGAAGTTGCGCGTAGAGCTTATAAACAACTTTCATTAATTGAAGATAGTATTGTAGTTTATCGTTTAGTTAGAGCTCCAGAACGTCTAGCATTTTATGTTGACGTTGGTAACATGCCTGCTGCTAAAGCAGAAGCGTATTTAAAACGCTTAATGTCAAATTATTGGTCTAAGAGAACCTTTGATTCGTCTCAAGGCAAATCTGTTAATATATACGACCCACAAAGCATGTTAGATAGTTACTGGTTCGCAAAACGCCAAGGCCAAGACGGTACTAAAGTAGAAGTTCTTAAAGGCGGTGAAAATCTAGGCAAACTTGAAGACTTAAACTATTTCGTAAACAAGCTATACAAGGCTCTTAGAGTACCGACTAGTAGATTAGATCCTACTACTGGCTTTAAAGACGGGGCAGAAATTTTAAGAGAAGAACTTAAGTTTTCTAAATTAATAGCTCGTTTTCAACGTCATCTTGCTGCTACAATTAAAGACACGTTTATTACCCATCTCAAACTTAAGGGTCTATGGGAAGAGTATAAACTTAAAGAACACGATCTTAATGTTTATTTTAACGTACCTTCTCACTTTGCTGCAGTAAGAGATCAACAGCTACTAGAATTAAAGACTAAAAATATACAGTCATTAGTACAGACCGCAGATAATATTTCTAAGACCTATGCAATTAAAAGGTATTTAGGTTGGACTGACGATGATATTAAGACCAATAAAGAATGGATGCGTAAAGATGCGGCATTTACTTGGGAAATTACTCAGATTACATCTCTCGGTGCAAACTGGAAGGAAGCACTTACTGCAGGAGCGGCCGGTGCTGGCGGACCTGGTGGTCCTGGTGGCCCAGGTGGAGCCCCTGCTGGCGGACCGCCTGGTTTTGGGCCAGGCCCTGGTGGTGGCTTAGGTGGCGGTCCAGAAGCTTCTGGAGGTGGTACAGAAGTCCCGGCAGGCGGGCCAGAAGCGGTTGCCGGTCCAGAACCAGTACCAGCTGGTACACCGAGTGCTTTACCGAAAACTTAACCTAAGAAGAACATCGGAGGTTCTTGAGATTCAGATACCCCGGTCATTAGTTCTTTCTCTAAAGCTTCTTTTTCTCTAGTACCCTGGTTCATTAGTTCTTGGTACTGTAAGGTACCAGAGCCGAATAGTTGAGTACCACCAAATTTACCGCGAGTATTAGCTACAGAAATCTTTATTAATGCTTTAGCATATTCCATTACCCAGCGTTCTTTAACTAAATCTTTAATAGGCCGCTCAATATATACCCCGATAGCAGCGTAGTACGTAGTATCTGTAGTAATTTTAGGGTCAGGGGTAATGCGTAATACTTGAGTACGCTGGTCAAAGCGTACGTATTGCTTCATAGCAAATAATTTTTCACGGGTCTTAAGCCAGTCTTTTAAGACGTGCCAGGTAACTACGTCGAAAGCTTTACTACCTAAAGAGTATGCAAAATGCATTTGTTGTGCTAAGCTTTGTTCAATAGTAAACAATGTATTAACTCCGTCATTAGTACCTTCTACGAAGTTATATATACCGATACACTTTCTATAACCATCTAAATCGTAATCCCAACCCGATTGAAAAGTAGAAGATAAAGAAGAAAGTTCAGGTGTTGCGTTAATTAACGTGTCTATTTTTATACCTTGATTAGCTGTATAAAGACCGGAGTTAAATATAAGAATTTCTTCAGTACCGGGTGTAAAACGAGTAAATTGCTCAATTGCATAGGCTATCATGTCATATGCAGCTACACATGCAATTTCTAAATTAACTAAAGGCGCACCGAGCTGAAAAAAGATACGCTCAGCAAGCATATCATAGCTTTGTATGCGATTGTTTAAATTAGTAGAGAGAAAGGCTGATGGGCCAACGGTTGAAGTTGGTAGTGGCATGCCAATACTTAGTCTACTTTCAATACCTTAAACAGTGTTTCTGCAACAGTTTCAGCACTTACAAAAACTTCTTCGTTGTATCTTACCGATTCATGCCACCAATGCAAAAATTGATCCTGTCTTAAGTAATTCCGATTTTTAAGTAAATTTGTATTAGCTGGGTAACCGAATATATCAGGATCGGATTGTCCAAATATAACTATACCATTAGGTATAGTGTAGTATGTACAGAAATGCTGGAAAAAATTATCTACTGATAACCATGCATTACAACTTTTGGTAAGTTTTAATAAATTTTCTGGAGTATAGTTATGAGCAAGACTTGTAATGCCTTTAATAGGTATTTCTTCATTTGTACCTACTTGTATAATCTCAGAATATGAAAGTTTATTTTTAATTAAACTTACTGTCTTTTCCCAATAAGGAAAGTCCTTAGGGTTACGTTTTTTTTCAGGTAATTTTTGAGAATAAGGACTAATTAAAATTTTCATAAATACATGGCTTTATACGCTTCGGCTAGAGACCCTTTCCAGTTATGTATAGCCATAAATTTATATATTTGATGTGCCTCCGGATCAATAATTAAAGATACATCATCCATATCAACAACAGTTACGTTCGGGTAGACTACGTCCCAGAATACTTCTTTATAGCAAGCTGCAATTAGTATACGTTCATTTTTATACTTTTCTATTAATTCCGGTAAAATGGACTTAAATGCATAATGATCTCCGCGGCCGCTATTTAATTGTACGACTTTAAAACGCTTTGCATCGACCCCCCAACTAGCTATTTTTTTTAAAAAATAATCTTCGTCTTTATCAAATAATTCTTTAATATTGTAATCTCTAATGCCGCCGGTGCCTGATCTCATATGATACGTGTTGACTCCGCACAGAGCGTATAATTTCCAGCCGTTACGTTTTATACCATACGTAAATAACGTCTCCTCTCTATGCGCAACTCGAGTTAGGCTTAAATCGTATCCATGACTACCTGCTACTCTTCTATATAAAAAAGTACTACCTTGTAAATGATCTACTGGTATTATTTTTTTATCCTTTTCATAGCTCCACTGCACATTCATACCTAAATGTATGTCAGTAATGTTATTTGAAGCAATTTTATAATTTTTAAGGTTCTTATAATCAAGAATCGACGGACCCACG